GAGGGATTTTCCGTAAGACTCAAACCAAGCAAGGGCATCAGCATCGGTGTACCCTTCTATAGCGATGTTTCCGCTTCCAAGCAGTGAAGTGCTGTTGACTGTCTTGATGTTCGTCCCGCTGACGAGTTCGTCTTGCTTCTCGTCCTGCAACTCATCCACAGCCGCCTGTGCATTAGTTGCAGTAAGCCCACTGGTTAAGTTGTCATAAGCAACGTCTACGGCTGCGACGGACCCGCTATCAGCAACCTTCTGCCAGTAGGTAGTATTAGTAGGAAGATTACCAGTTGACTCAAGAATACAGAAGTATGTGAGTCCGCTATAGGAGACAAAATCAAGAGGCTCATACGTAGTTCCCCCTGCGTATTCTCCTTTGAAAATAGGCTTAACCCGCCCTAAGTTTACAGTTGCCATGTTAGTATGTTATAGTTAAGTATCCAGAAGAATTGATGTTAACAGAAGTTACTGTGGCATCATTGTAGGTCATAATAAGATCACCGTTAGAATCAGTGTACGCAGAACCAATCCCTAACCCAAGTAAAGCGTTTGCTTGAGCTTGTGCTTCCGCAGTATCAAGATATATTGCATCAGCCGCTGCGGCACTATTAGCCGCTGCGAGAGATGCTGTTTCTGCATCGGCAGCATATCCAGAAGCCGAAACAATGCTTGGTAAATTTGCTACTGTTGTAGCAATATCGTCAGTAATTCCTGCAACAGTGGTGACATCAGCACTGATACCCGCAACAGTGGTGATGTTCGCCTCATTAGCCTCTACAGCGTTGATGTTTGTTGCGTTTCCAGCAACCGCTATAACCTCTGAGTCAATACCTGCAACCGTGGTGATGTTGGTACTAATACCTGCTACAGTATTGATGACTATAGTATCTCCTGCAACCGTGTTGATGTTCGTCTCGTTTCCTGCAACAGCATCTATGTTCGCCTCGTTAGCCTCTACAGCGTTGATGTTTGTTGCGTTTCCAGCAACAGCTATAACCTCTGAGTCAATACCTGCAACAGTAGTAACATTATCACTGATACCTGCAACAGTATTAACATCTACAATAGACTCACTAACTGTTACAACATCATCTATATCGTCTGCTACAGTAATAACATCATCTATGTTATCAGAAACAGTTACAATCTCTGTTTCAAAAGCTGTAACAACATCTACAAGATCAGATACATTATCTTCACTAAGTGCTGCTGCGCTTGCACTACTAAGAGAAGAAGCTGCTGAGAGTGCTGCGGCATTTGCAGAGTCTTCAGCGTCCTCCATATAACCCTGTGTAAGGGTTGTAATATCATCAAGAGCGTAGTCGCTATTCACCAAAGCACCACTATCTCCGTCCCACTTAAGGATGTATCCATCCTGTGGTTCAGGAATAGTAATATCATAGAGAAGACTATCAGACTTAGACTGCTTTGGAACTCGTCCAACACCGTCAGAAAGTTCTTGAATACTGTTAAAAAGCTGTGTTGTGACTTCGTTAAGGTTTGCTGCTGTGAAGATAGAACCGCTACTCCACACTACAGAGGGTTCCTCTATATCAGTAAGCCTCTCAAAAAGAACCACAGCCCCCATTTCGGGAGCTGTAGTAAAGACAACACTGCCATCTTCAACAGTAAAATCAGTGTCAATAACCTGAACTACGTTATCAACAGTGACTACCAATTCACTATCAGTTTGATAAGTGAATGTTATTGCAAAGGTATCGGTTGAACCATTACCTTCATAAGCAATAAATGAAAAAGCCATTGTTTCGTAAGGTGTAAATTTTAAATACGTTAAGAAATTCTATGGAAAGCCTCTTTAGCCACCCATATTTTTATATACGGTAGTGGCATCTTTATCTCCCTCACTAGTCATTTTCTTAACTTCTTCTATAACTATCCCCCTTGCAGCATCTCTATAAATATCTACAATCTCTTGTATAGCTTCTTCTTGGGGGTTTTTATTTACCTCTGTTTTACCGCTCTGGAAAACCTTAAAGTCTTTGTAGTAAAAAGATTCACTATCAAAAACATCAGAGTTTACAAAAGCTATAAGAGCTTCTTCTAGAGTGTTGCCTTTGCAGAACTCCAATAAAATAGGATGTCCTATGCCTGATGGCAAGACAGTTACCCCAGACTCAGTAGTAAACTCTTCTCCTAAAACAACAGAACCTGCAACTTCTTGTATATGATCAAACCAAGAACGTCCTGTAGGTGTGTATGTTATAGTTTCTAGGTTTATTTTAGGGTGTAGTTCATACTTAGTCAGTGGAGGAATAGCCATTTGCTGCAACACGCTAGCCAGTTTTAGGTCTGATTGTTCTGCAAAGAAAGGATTTATATGATTTTTATCTTTCTTTTTACTGGTAGTCGGGTCAAAGATACGGTTTAGTCCTGTATTAACATCAAAGCCTAGAACCTCTGCTGCTAATTTAAGCTCGTGTTTATACATATCCACGATGCTTGTAAGCTTCTCTATATCCTCCTCCCCTAGTATCTGGCTGAGAGTATTGAAAAAGGATGTTTCTGGAGAAAGAGGATGGAGTTTCTTAACGAATCTTCCACTAGCAGAAGAAAAAGCTTCTTCACTTTCACCAGCTACAACCCCTCTACTGAGGTTAGAAAGTATACGAACATCTTCTCCAACACTAGAAGCACCAGGAATATTCTGGATAGCTCTTGATATAACAAGCATTGTTGCTGAGAATATTTCAATACCTTGCTCTGGTTTAGAGAATCTTATAAGGTCTCCTATATCACCAGCAATAGACATTATAGTTCCAATAGAAGAACCACGTTGGATAGGATGGACTTTTCCATCAAAACCTGTATATGTATAAGGCTGATAGACCTTTTCTCCACGAATCTCCCCACGTCCTGTGGTAGCCTGCTTCATATCATAAGCACCACCACCTCTTATGTTTCCGACTAACGCCTGTTGAAGAGTTAACGTCCAGACACCTGCACCGAGTGTTAAAGCTCCCATTGCTTTTCCCTTTCTGACTGGGTCTTTAGACGCAATCTCCCTTCTGAATTCCGCAGAAAGGTTAGAGAGCATGGGTGTTCTTTTAATAACAGCATTTACAGCAGCCGTAGGAGTTCTAACGAAAGGAGCACCAATAGTCCAGAACACGGATGAAGCCTCTCTCCTGAGTACTTTTAAGAGATCATCGTTTTTTCTATGAATAGGATGCTGCTTTCTCTGTAGCCAAGTACCTACAACACCTATATCACCTTTTTTCTCAACCTTTCGTTTAAAGGTAATCTCCTGAGCGAAATCTAAAGAAGCTTTAACCAAAGGATTAGAAGATATCTCTCCTTTCGCTGTGGCTGCCATTTGATCTTTAAAGGCTTCTTGTGCTCTTTCCCATGCTTTCTCTGCAATAAGACCTTTAGGTGTTCCTTTAGCAACCTCTTCAAACCTAGCAGTTGTTATTGCTCTAGCCATAAAGGCAAGTGTTTCAAACAACTCATCACCAGCTATCTGTGAGCGTTTAGAGAAGAGCTTTAGACCAAGATTAGCAGCAAGTCTGCCAGTAGCTTGTCCAGTAGTTAGTTCTTCAGTATCATCTACAGCTGTAGTAAGACCTTTCAAACCAAAGTTCTTGATCTTAGTTAGATCTATATCTTTAGCGATATGGTCTGTATTAGCCAAAGCCCCTAGTTCAGTAAATGTACGTGAATCAAGAACCGAGCGAGAAGTCATAAAAGCTTTCATGCTGTAATTCAAAGCCATTCTAGTAAGCTCAGTGTTAAAAATAAGCTCTTTATACATACTAAAGGCATCTTTTATAACACGCATATCCTTAGCCTTAATACCTCCTACAAGCTCTTCAGCTGGTATAGTATAGAGGTTAAACATCGTACTTGTCAGGTTGTTAAACGCAACAAGAGGATTATTAATAAGGTTGAACTTAAAGAGTTCTTTTAAAACCTTTGATTTACCTATTATCCACTTCTTCGCATCGCCTAGCTCACCTCTAGCTACAGGTCCATAGACATCAGATACATCTGAAATATAAGACATCATGTCCTCAATACTGTCTGTCTTTCCTGCCCAGTCTGCAAACTCTTCTTTGTCCATGATATTCATGTTCTTAAAGATATTTGCAACATCTTCGTCAGTCTTAAACCTAGCTTTAAAGTCAGTAAGAGTAAGACCAGCTTCTCTAGCTAGCTTTGAAACCTCCTGAGAGACTGTTAAGAAGTCATAAAAGTCAGCAATACGACTGTCAGAACCATCATTTATAAGGTTTGATACCTTAAAATTCTCATGAAGAGCTTTTTCTAGGCTCTGCATAAATCTCAGATACTGTCTGTTACCAGATAGCTTAGAATTTTTTCCGTTAATTTTGAAACTCTCTGTAGAAAGAGTCTCTGGTTTTATGTTAACAAGTTTTCTAATAGACGCATGAATGTCATCTGACGGTAAAATACCAGCAGCGTCATACATTTTAGATATTAACTTATCAACAGGCTCTTTACCATCTTTTCCTATGGTTCTATCAAAGCCACCGTCCAAAGCGGCATCATCAGGATTAAGAAACTTCTCACCTTCTGGTGTAGAAAGAAACTTTTCAAAGCGTTTTTTAAATAGGCTGTAGTGCTTATCTCTCAAAAGCTTACCTTCCTCACCACCCAAAGGATCTTCAACAGTATCTACAAGGTTCTGATAGGCAACTCTAATAGCGTCTTCCTCTTCTGTGAGTGCTCTGCGCTCTATATTTAGATTTGCTATGTTATCTGTAGAGGCATTATGACCGAACTTTCTGAAGAATTTGCTATAGAGTGGTGTTGATTTTATAGCATTGATACTAAATCTACCCCCACCAACAAGAGAAGTACCAGCTACAGCACCTCCTAAACCAGTAAGACCAACCTCTAGCGCACTAATAACGTCTCTTTGTCCTGTAGATACCGCTATATCTTCCCTAGCTGTCTCATCAATAGCGTTAAAGAAAGCACCAGAAGCTGCCACACTTCCTAGCTTTTTTGAAGAGAGTAGCACATTAGCTAGCGGTTTTTTAAGGTAGGCGGCTAGTTCATTTTTTAAAGCAAGTCTAGCCACTTTTTTGAGTGCTTCTCGCTTGACAAGGTTAACACCGATACCTGCTGCTGCTCCACCTAGTCCTCCTCCCATAAAGCCACTACCAGCAGCCCAAAGAAGCTCAGGGTAGTTGGTAAAATCTTTTACAGTACCAAAGAAAGCCCCTCTAAAAGCATCACCAAAGTCCTCATCTACTTCTTTAGGGTCGTTAAAGTTAGCAACCTTCTCCCAAACATTGTTTAGAATAGCAAAACTCTGCTTTGTTGGCTCATCATAGTAGGTAGAACCTTCTCTTAGACGAGGAACAAGAAGAATTTTTTCTCCTGTATTCCAATCAAGCTCTCTCATAGACTGATAGAACTCATCTATAATCTCGCTGTTGCTTCCTTCTAGTTCCTCACCTTTGTTGGCTTTATACCACTGCTTCATAGCAGCAATAACAGTCTCATTCTTCTCTAGATCCGCCCTGTAATACAGCTCGTTCTCAAAAAGACCAGACTCTGTAAGCTGATTCCCCATGTTAGCTACAAGCTCATCAGTAACAGGTGCTGTAGTTCTGTAGCGAATTGTAGCACCTGTTTCATCGTCCGTAAACTCAATAACATTTCGTTTGTCTTTCTTTTCCTTCTCTTTCCCTTTTTCCTCTGTACTTGGTTCGGGTTCTACAGGTTCTGTAGGCTTTTCTATATCGGGAGGAACTACCAAGGAAGGGTCAATCTCCTGTGTAGGATCAATCTCCTGTGTAGGGTCAATCCCAGCAGGTTGATATACCTCTTCACTGAGAGGAGCACCCCCTATCTCAATATAGTCCTGACCATCTACTGTATGTATATTATAAGCCATAGTGTAAATTCAACGTTATTTTGTTTCTGCTCTCCAGCCATTCCCTCTAAGATTGTTCTTATCTACTTTTTGTACATCGTTTTGGCTTTTGTACAAATAATGAACAGCGTTGGACATAAGAGTACCGAGTTCTCTTTGCTCACTATTAGAAAGAGTTTTTATATCTCTAAGAAATGTTTTACCATCATCCCGTACCACATACAAAAGCTTCCTCATCTTCTTTACTTCTTCAGCAGGTGAGGTGTTGTAGGTCACACCATAGTTAGAATCTGTAATCTTTCTTGTGTTTTTTGCATACGCATTCAACATAGAAATAGTTTCATCTCTACGTCCTTTATCTCTTAACACATATAGATTCTCAAAAGCTTCTGTACCTTGTCTATTTAAGGTGTCATATATCTCTTTGTCTACTGTATTAGGAGGCATTCCAAAACTCCACCCAGAAAGACGCTCTATGTCTGAAGAAAAACTCTGGTAAGTTATAGATTTTGTGATAGGAGGTTTGGTAGCAAAAGACTCAGCATCAGTGAGTAAAGAGTTTGCGACACGAGCATTCCGAATATTATCCTTAATCCACTCTTGTGCTGCCGAAATACCACCTGTAGCTGTTAGCTGATATACAAAACGCTGTGCTGTAACTTCCTCACTAGGAGTATAAAATACAGAATTAGCTACTTGGTTTAGTACATCGTTGGCTATGTATGATGGATAGTTCTTAACCAATACATTCTTTACATCATCTATACTGCGCCCTTCGGCATACATCTGGGATGCTATTCTAATAGCATTCCTTCGTTGCTGTTTCTCTATAGCATTTGTCTCAGCAGCCGCACTAGCCCTAGCCGACTGTACGTTTCGTCTTGCCTTAGAAAGTAAAGCAGTAAAACCAAGCTTAAAGGGGGCTGTCTCACTAAGAAGACCTGTACCTAGCGTAACTCCTTCTAAAGCAGATGCTATCTCCTTCCCTTTAGAAGGGTCATTATCCAATATAACTTCTACCGCATCAAAGACAGAGGAAGCAGACATCTTGTTTTTCTTTAAAAAGGTACTGATCCTCTCTTGTCTTGTCTCTCGTTTATTATAACCAGAAGTTGGAAGGTTCTTTGCTTGTCTATCCACAGCATCATTTATCACCTTTGTATATATCTGCTTCCCTTCTGTAGTGGAAAAGAAAGCTTTAAGGTCTGCTGAGTTTTTTGCTACAGCCTCCTTCTCTTCAGGTGTCAAACTTGGTGAATAGACTTCAACAGGGATGCCTGCTTCTGAGTTATAAGTTAGAGAGGGTCTATCAGGAGAAGGATTCTGTAACATAGCCTGAAAATTAGCCTGTGTTTGCTCCTCGTTTTGTGCTGCTCTGGTTGCTTTGAAAGTAGAACCATATTGTGAAACCTGACCTACCAAATAATTATTTAGAGCATTACCTACATTCACAGCATAATCGGGAATCTTAGCTAGAGTAGGGTTTGCTTGAACATAACTAGCAGTAACTTGGCTACCAATAGCCCTCATTTTGTTAGCATAATCTTCAGTATCAAGTGCTTTTCCGGCTACATCTTGTTCTATAGCAAGATCATTTACCTTAGCTGTTATACTAGATATGTCTTTATTTATAATAGCGGCTGATAAAAGCCTAGCTTGTCTACTATTTAAACCCGCTGTGGATTTATTCCATTTTTCTTTATCTTCGTCAGAGCCATTCTGATACATAGTCTCATAGGTACTAAGAACATTGTTTAGCTCTTTCTCTTCCTGTACCTCTCCATAGGCTGTTATCGCTTTCTGAATAGATGGACTAATCTTCTGTACAAAGTCAGCAAAAGGTGTTGCCCCTGCTGCTTCAATCTCTGCTTGTCTATTCTCTGGACGAATATAAACATCAGCATTAGGAGTACCCATAGCATTTCTAGCAAAGGGTACTTTAATCCTTTTATTGGTCTCTCTAGAGTTACCAGATTTACCCAGAGCTTTCTGTAGAGCCTGTAGTGTGGTTGCTTCTGCCATTATTATACTTTTATTTAATAGCTATCTATATTATTTCTTTGCAAGTTCAGCACCAGCGTAACCTATACCAGCCGATATACCACCTTCTAGAGCTGCACCCCAAAGACTCTTTTTAGTAGAAATACCCCGTTGTACACTATTAATCCTGTTAATAGCTTCTGCATCTAAACCTTTAGCCTGTAGCAGTTGGTTTGTCTGCATATCCTTTATCTGATCACTATACTTTGTGTTCTGTCTATACAATGCTGTACGAGGATCAGACACAAGAAGGTCTACAGTCTGACCACTAACACCAGCCTCAGCAGCAGCAACCTTATTAGACTCACTAGTCTCAAGGGCTTGGAGAGCAGCATCCATCTTCTCTCCAGCAATCTGTTCAATACTCCTACGAAGCTCTAAAGTACTCTGCGCAGTCTTTAGATTTCTAGCAGTAATAGCACTTTCTCTATTAGCTCTATACTGCTGTTCTTGAATAGCGGCTTGCTGTTTAGATGCAGAATTAGCGGCAGAAGCCCCAAGAACAGCCTGACCTATTGAGAGACCAGCCAATGCAATTGCACCCATATTATTCTTTGTTTATTCTTACGAATTCTAAAAAAGGCTTAGGATTGACTCCATAGTTCTCAATCCTGTTAATAAACTCAAACCCCATAAACTTTAACCATGCTATAGATACCTTATATTCAGCATCAACACAGTTAGTAAGTACGGGAAACTCTTTATTTACTTTCTCAATCCATTCTCTGCCACCTCTTAAGAACGCCATATACACCTTTGGAAGATGTACTGTACTGAGCATCCAAGGACTAGCCAATGTAGGCAGGGCAGGACAGATGTGTGTAAGAGGACATACACCATAGATACCAGCTATCTCATCATCTGGAGTAAAGATGGTTTCACAGAATAGGGAAGAAGTAAAAGACTCTATAAGACCAGTTAAAAGATCCCCATGAGATGCCATAACTTCTTCTTTATCTTCTTCCCTAATAATGTGTACGAACTCTTCAATATGTTCTACAGTAGTAGGAACTACGTATGTACTTTTATTATCCTTTACTGTATATTTATGAAGTGTCATATCTATTATACTCGTTGTGAACGAATTGTGTAGTCTGCTTCCCAATCAACACCTTGAAAGATAGAGGGAAAGTGTGAATCATTCTCTAGCTCTATAGCAACAGCAGAAGACCTAGCCAATACAGATGCCCTAAAGAGACCTGTTTCAGTTGGGGAAGAGTTAAGAGCGTTTGACAAGAGACCTATAACACGTCCATTGAAAATCTTATCATAGCTAAACTCTTCTTCACCGCTAGCAATCCTGCTTAGAGGTATTATCTTTACCTTAAAGAATGCTGTATCACTGTAGTAGATAGAGTAGTTCTTAATCCTAAGAGACCCTGACAACACAGGCTGGTTGTTGTTCTTCATAAACGGCTCACTGAACCTATATCTGAAGGTATATGATAGTCCACCAAAAACTACAACCCCCTCAGCCAGATTTTCCTGAACGTATTCTGACTCAATAACCTGTCCACTGTCTGTTACATATACAATATTTTCATCATCGTATGGTGCAGTCTCTCCAACCTCTGTAAGAATAAACCTTCTATCAAGATGAATAGAAAATCCGCTTGTATATGCTTTAGCCTCATCCTCAGTGAATCTGATTTTTTCTAGATATATACCGCCTGCGTGGTTAACTAAAAGATTTAGCTCACTCTTGTTGAACTCACAGTTTAATACTTCTCCAGAAAATGTCCACTTACTCCAAGCTGACTGAACCTTATCATTTCCAGCCCAATAGAACCTATAGATATAGATAGAGTTTCTATCACCTTCACTCTGAACTACAAGCGTGTTATCGTTACTTGAAGCCTGAATGTTAAATATCTCTCCTTCTATGTAAGAAGGGATATGAGATGTGACTTCAACAGCGTCATTTGCATCTGTATCTGTGTCAATGAAGTACTCCCAAAGGCTACCAAATTCACCACGTCTAGAAGCAAAGTATACAAACTTACCAATAGCCTGTGGCTTAGCTGTAAGGCTTGCCTCAAACTCCGTTGTGTTAGAGACGTTAATAGTCTCAGGAGTAAGTATTGTATCACTAGTGACTTTAAACTGGGTTAGTTCTGAAAAGAGTAGAAGACTATCAGAGAATGGTACAGCGTGTTTAAGAAGACTTACCTTGTTAGAAGACACCGCAACATCAATAGGGTCACTATCAACGATTGTAAGTGTTGTCTTCCTGAAGAAATCATAAGCCTCAAAACTACCAGACCTACTAAAGATAACATTCTCATCAGACAATAATCCTAGTCTATCTTTGTAGAAGAATATATCAGAGAGAGTATAACCTATAAAGGAAGGATCAGGGTTTGTTTCTTCATCTCCTACCTTCCGCTCTGCCCATACTGTTTCCTCTAGATGGAAGTTACCTGTCTCATCCTTTCGGAGTGTCATAGGAAGTGTTTCAGCGTCTAGGAGATATGTTGTACTAGGAGCTATAGTCTCTTCCCAAACATTCTCTGAATACATAACCCAGTAGTCATCCTGTCCTTTCTCGTTATCTCCATTAATGAGAATCTTAAAGTTCTCTGGAGCCATTTGAGGAAGCTTCTGAAAGCTTCCTGTCTTATCCTTATAAGGTTTAACGTGTTCTCCACCAAATGAGTCAACACAATCTATGGTAAAGTCTGTAGTATCACTTCCTGTGTTATAGAAATACAGTACAGAACCTACAAGACTCACCCCCATATTTGCAGGAAGACCCGCTGTGGAGTAGTTGTAACCCTCATAGTATGTAGAGGTACTGAAAGAGTTCCTAAAGAAATTATAGAAGTGATTAGCAATAACATCAGTACTTGCCCCAGATTCTGCTTCATGTACTGCCGCTGTAGAATCCTGTGTAGCTGATTTAGTCTTGAATGCTAAGTAGCGGGATGTTCCACCCTTTGTGATTGTAATAGAGAAAGTAGAACTATAGTCTACATCCTTAATATATACAATACCATCAGGGTAGCGTACAGTAGATGTGGCTGTATCCATAGCCACAACCTTCTTCTTGTTCAAGATGTAGGTGAAATCAGCAATAGAGACAGCTGCAAGGTTTTCTTTAGGATTATCAAGACTATTGATATAAGTCTGTGCAGATGTATCTTCAACAGTAACTGTTCTTTCTACACCATCCTGATCAAAGACTTTAATAACCCCAACACCTTCATTATCATAGACAATAATGTTATAAGCCTCTGATTCATCCCTACGGGCTGTATGGATAAATGCACTATCTACCGTATCTATATCAGCAAGAAATGCTATATGCTCAGAGCTTGGTCGTTTACTGAGACCATCTACAACAGAAGACAAACCGTTCTCTTGAATCTCCCCCTGTGTTGCTAGTCTATAAGCAGGAGGCTGTTGTGAAATACCGTTAACAATGTTTGGTATAGACTGACTAATAAGAGCCATTGTATCTTCCCCTATTGCGGTCAATTACTCTATATACGGAGTAGTTATCAAAGATGTTGTTATCCTCAGAGATGTTATCAAACTCTTTAAGATAGATAAGAGATTCTCTTTCATCAATAAGGGTAAAGTCATGGAGTGTTCCACTACCAACAACCCTGTCTTGATTCTTTCTTGCGGCTCTATCAATGATATATCTCTTAGCTGGCTCTGGAAGGTCTTCCCAGTCTATCTGAATAACTATATCAAGAGTAACATCCTCATCAATAATGTAGGTGTGGTTCCCCCTATCATACATACGGAGACCACGTTGAACTAGATCTTTAGACGATGGATTAAGCGAAGCATCAACCCGCAAGATGTTTGTAGGAAGGACGATCTCTCCACTAATGGTCTTTGTAAATGTCTTAGCGTACTCTGTATTGAAATTCCAAGCCCTGCTCTGTACTTCTTTATCAACTTCTTTAAGGAAGTTGTCAGCTAATACAGCTTCTAGATAACCACTCTCAAGAGTGTTTACGGGCGTTTCACCAATAGCGGCAAGGATCTGGTTAATCGCCTCTAAGCGTGTTGTACCTGCCATGTATCCTATTCTAAAAATGGAAAAAAAGGGGACAGAGTTTTACCTCTATCCCCTATTTAAAAACAAAAAGAACTTAAGCCTCGTCTTCAGCCTCAAGCAGTGCAATAGCAGCCGCAGGACGCAGGACGTTAACACCCTGTGCAAGCTTAGAAACCATCAGAGTACCCTGACGCTCAATCTGATACTCGGACTCAACACCGAGATCAAGGAGCTTAACAAGGGCAACAGCCTCAGGAGTAAAGACAAAGCCACGAATAAGGTTGGCAGTGTCAAGGTAAGCAGTAGGAATGTTATAGGCAGTAGTACGACCACTACCAACAGTGCTAGCAAGCGGAGCATTACCGAGAGTAACACCAGTAGAAGCATTCCACAGGTTGGTTGTAACAACATGGTTGCTCATGAAGACAGGCATACCAGCGATGTTCGGAACCATAGCTTTAGAAACAGAACCCTCACCACCGAAGTCACGGTTCATGTAAACAAGCTTGTTACCATCAGTAACATCAAGCAGAGCGTAGTACTGATCAGGAGGAAGAATAACACAAGCACCCTCTGTGGGAACGTTATTCATCTCCATCTCTTTACGAGCGTTGAAGATAGACTGGGCAATGTACTCAGCACTTGTAGCATCAGCAGAGGCAGAACCAATGGTTACGTTGTCTGTGAAGTCCTCTTCAGTGAACGACTTGTAGTCCTGAATAAGGTCAGCAGCAGCAGTAACATCAGTAGACAGCGCAGCTTTTGTAAGAGTACGAGCAATGTTCATGTCGGTCTCTTTAGCAAGAGCAATACCAGCCTCTTTGGAGTACACCGAGCGAACATCGTAATGGTTCATAGCCTCGTCAATCTTGGCAATGAACTGTGCAGAGATGAGCAGGTCATCAATGGTAACGAGACGCTCACCAGCACGAATCTGACCACCAGTAATCTCATTTCCGGGAGTCAGGTACTCAGCAGAGGTACGACCAAGCATCGGGAACGAAGCAGACTTACCCTTGCTGATAGAGCGGGTACGAATCTTGTCCATGAAGATAGCCTTCTGCTCAAACGATGTCAATACTTCACCTGCGTAGAGCTTAAGAAAAAGATCCCTTACATCACCTGTAAGGTTGTTCTGCCCAAGACGAGAAACGCTATAGGCAGGATCAGAAGCAGCGGAAAAAGCCATAATAAAATAAAGAATGATGTTGAATAATAAAGACAGCATCATACTGTTCACCTTTCTTTCCTAAAGTTGTCCTCGCAAGGGCTATAGTACTCTGGTTAGAGTATTGAGCTTACACAACCTTTCAGTTGTGTCTCACTACAATCATTCTTTTTGCTTCTGAGCCACCTGAGGGAATTGAACCCCCAACCTTCGGTTTACAAAACCGTTGCTCTACCGTTAAAGCTAAGGTGGCAGTAACCCCCATCGGGTATAGTTAAGGATGAACCCTTATTATTTATACCCGACAGGGGATGAACTAAGGTTTAAAATAGCGAACTGTTAGCAAGCATTCGGGAAACCTTTTCCCTATATGCGGGATCCTTATGATACTTAGGATCACTCATAGCCGCTGTAAGCTCAGCCGTACTGTTAAACCTGTTAGCACTCACAGTACCAGTACCGCCTTTCATCAAGGTAGGTTCTGCGTTAGCACTAAACTTGGACATGATACCGTTAACAGCAAGACCAATGTAGTCAACATTACCTGACTCAATGGCTTTGTTAAAAGCACCAATCTCTCTATCACTGAGGTTTTCCCCAGCCCACTCAAGCATAGCTGAGTAGTTTTCTGCACCTCCTGCAAGACTCTGAACAGATGTTTTAAGGTTGTCTGCAACTGCGTGCTGTCCCTGAATCCATGTTTCTACAACAGGACGAGGGAAACCAGCAGCTTCTAGATCCTCATAGCTATCTTCAGTGAGGTTACCATAGGCAAGGAATTCGTTCTGGAGAACATCAAAGGATAGACCATTCTCAGTAATGAGTGCTTCTACATCATCTACAGATGTACCAACAACATCATCAGTATCAAACTCTATCCCACTTTCTTCCTCTTCTATCTTCTCACCACGACCAAGCTTCTTCTCAAGCTCACTATAAGCCTGAGCCATCTGCTCAACACTGCTAAACTTCTCAGGCAACCAGTCAGGACGTTCGTCACTGTCTGGGTTATTGTTTGCCTCAATCTGTTCAGCTTTATCTAGCATAGCCTCAACGTGTTCTGCGGACTCTGCTCCATTAGTCTCTTCTACAAAGGTGTTAATGCTCTGTGCATCCATATAGATTATACTTTATATTTAAGACCATTGAAAGTAAACGTACTTTCTCCGTTCTTTTTAGCTGTTGCGTATGTGTTACGCCATGTCATAGCTGAATCACTATTCTTACGGAAGATAGGATAATCACCACCTTTGGTGTGTACATAATCCACAACATCCCTTTTAAACTGTGCTTCAGGGATTGTTACAGATGGAGCGGCTGCTTCAGCATCTACCTCTCCACTTGCCGCAGCATTCTCTAGTGACTTAACACTACCTTTTGAAGCGTTCTTATTCTGAAGTTCAGCACGTGTTCTAGCTCCCTGCTGTCCGTTCTGTGAGGCTGCTATACCAAGACCAGTTGCAACAGCTGCACCAGCTGCGAGCTTTCTGCCCATGCCTGTCTTAGCTTTAGATACATCCTCATAAGGAACCTCAACAAGATCCCCACGACCACGCTTAGTAACTGCTGTAGTCTGTGGTGTAAGAACCCTATCACCCTTTACAGTCTTAACAGGTGCTTCCATACGGCTTTCACCACGCCTAGCCATAGCTGTAGTCTGTGGTGTAAGAACCCTATCACCCTTTACAGTCTTAACAGGTGCTTCAGTTTCTGTAGCTGCACGCTTAACAAGTGCTGTATTCTGTGGTTTT